TCGTCACCACTTTAATTGGGAAGATCCACTTCATGTGCGCGCGCTCATCAACAACTACGATGCGCTTTACGATTAGCTTTACGAAAAGCTAGACACAAGCGGCCGCACCCTTATCTTTGACTTTGAACGCTACCGTGAAATGGCACATTTTAGCGAAATTCGCAATTATTTGCTTGACCTAAAAATCGCCCGCTATTCTTACGCCACCATCTCCCAAATGCTTTTATCTACCTACGGCCTTTACTATAATGAAAATCACCTAAGTACAATTTTTGCCAAAGAAATCCCTCAACAATTGGCAGACACGGCAAAGAAACACCGCCTTATCTTGGAAACACCGCCAGATCAACTAAAAACATGTTTCCGTTGCGGCCGTGCCTTACCCCGTGACCCATTATTCTTTACACGTAACCGCAGCCGCAAAGATAAATTTTCCTCCAATTGTAAAGAATGTGAGCGATTGAGGCGTATAAAAGGAGGTTAGCCGCAACATGACAGAAGAAGTAAAGAAGCGACTTTGCATTCGTTGTAAGCAAGAACGCGACCCTAGTCAATTTTAGTATACGCCTTCTCCATTCTTCCCTCGTCATCGCTCTTTAATTTGCACGCCTTGCTTAGAAGCAATGGTTAAACCAGATAACTTCAATTAGGTTGACGCACTTTGCCGCTATTTAGACCTGCCCTTCGATTTAAACAAATGGACTGCATTGTATGCTACCCATAAGGAGCATACACTTACCGCCTATTTTAATACAATTCTTGATACCCACTATCAAGCATTAAGTTGGGAAGATGAGAATGAACGGTGGAAGCTCGCCAAGGAAGAAGGCACCATTGATGATGAAATTAAAGCAATTAGTGAAGCAAAAATGCGGCAACTCAAGAAAACATGGTCTGCCGCCTACACTCCAGAAGAACTTATATTCCTTGATACCTTCTATAACCAAATTATAACAACCCAAAATGTTTCTACTCCAATTTTATAGCATTACGCGCGCGACCTTTGCGAAATTGAGTTAAGAATTAAAAAGGGCTTGCGCGAAGGCGTAGATGTAAAGAAAGACATGGATGCCCGCGACAACATTATTAAAATTGCCCACTTCGAGGCAAGTAATGCTAAAAACGCGGCTGACTTTGAATCTGTCGGAGAGCTAATGGTTTATTATGGAAAGAAGGGGTGGCATCCGCAATGGCATACCGAGCCTAAAGACTCTATTGACTTTATGATGGAAAACATTCAAAATTATTTGAAGAGACTGGCTATAAATGAAGGAAACTTTGCTGAACAAGTAGAAGATAAAAAATAGAGATATAATATGACGGAGCGCTTAGAGGCTATTGAAAATGAGCAAGTTGAATTTGATGAAAGCGCAGGCATTACATATGAAGGGGAAGATGAATTTGCAGCAGAATTAACAGGAGGCACTGCCGATGGATAATTCAGTACAAGAAACTATCCCAATTGAAAAAGGTGTCGTCCTTAGTAAAGAATTTTTGGATAAAAACGAAAAACTTTTCACTAAATATTTAAACTATTGGCTTTTATATCCAGACGCCTTCTTAGACGCAATTCAAAAAAAGGATGATGCAAAAAATTTTCACCTACTTCCATATTAGCGTATAGCTTTGCGCGCGTCCCTACGTTACAGATACCACTATTGGACTGCAACGCGCGCGGCATCTAAATCTTTTACCGCATATTTAGCAAGCTACGTCCGAGCAACTCTATTACCAAATTCTACTATAATGATTGCCTCTGATACGAAAGGCACCGTTATCAAAATTGCGCAAGCAAAATTTGAGGAGATTTTTACACATTGGCCGCTATTACGTAACGAACTCACTACTAGGGTAGATGATGGAAAAACAGGACAAAAAACCAGCGGCAACTACTATGAGCTATATTTAAAAAATGGTTCTATGATTTCTGTCGTTTCTAAGGATACAAGCCGTGGTTTGCGCGCGAACGCCGCAATTCTTGAAGAGGCCGCTCAAATTTCCGAAGAAGCATATACAGAAGTTCTTTTGCCGCAAATGAACGTAAAAAGAAGAGAAGTAGATGGCACATTAAATTAGGAAGAGCCATCTAGCCCTCAAATTTTTATAACAACAGCCACTGACCGCACTGCCTTTATGTATAGCAAACTAATAGAATGTGCAGTAAATATGGTTTTGCGGCCGAAGGAGTACTTTGTCTGGGGTTTAAGTTACGAAGTACCACTACATTATGGCCTTATCGATCGCGCAACAATAATGGACCAAAGATATTCAAATAATGTAAGCGATGAATCGTTTTTGCGCGAGAATATGAGTGTTTGGACTGGCAACAATAAGGAGGCTTGGCTCGATTCTAAGCGCCTTGTCAATCGACGTACTTTATTAAAATGTGAGCGAAAAGCGCAAGAGAATCCATAGAATCCAGATACTTTTTATTTACTAAGCTGTGACGTAGGCCGCTATAATGCGAATACAGCAATAATGGTTTTTAAGGTTTTACCGCGCGAAAACTATTTCCAAAAAAATCTTATCTATACAGAAGTCATCCATGGCGCAAATTATATAACCGAATAGGCGCCAAGAATTAAAAAATTAATTGAGTTATATCATCCACGAGAGGTTGTGATCGATGGAAACGGGCCAGGAATTGGTCTACTCGACGCGATGGCGCTTCCCTCTTTTAATGCTAAAACTGGTGAGCAATTCCCGGCTTATTATGTCTTTAATAATGATCATCACTTGCCGCCAGAGATGAAAGCAGGAGCAGAAGAGCCAAAGCCAGAATATAGCGCAATTATTTATGACATAAAAGCTGGCGCGACTAATGATGATGAAATCCATTCTAATTTCTTTACTCAAATTAATAATGGTACGGTATCATTACTGGCGAATGAGCGCATTGTAAAAGATAAATTATTATAGACAAAAAAGGGATAGCGGATGAGTCTATATGATAGAAGAGTATTTTTGTTACCCTATGAAATGACTTCTCGTTTAATAGACGAATTAAATAATTTAAAATTAAAGCCAACTGGAGTTTAGAATCAATTTAAAATTGAAAGAATCTCACATTCCTTAGAGAAAGACCGCTTTAGCTCTATGGAATATGGTTTATATAGAATTAAACATTATGAAGAGAAAGCATATTAGAAGAAACGCCGCTTTGACGGTAAAAGATTTGCTTTCTTCTCTCCTAAAAAGAGGGGGTGATAATCTTGAGCCATGATAAAAATTAGTTCCATTAGTTTCGAGTGGCACTAAAACCTATTATGCGCGCGCCCTTAACTACCCGAGCATATACAACTCGTAATGGCTATAGGATAACTGAGCCCGTAGCCGAAGACTTTACTATTGAACAAATTGAAGAGATAATTCGATCTGGAAATTTAGAAGCGATTCGTGAACTTTCTAGATATTATTATCGGACAAATAGCGAGTATAAGAATAATATAGATTTCCTTGCACACTTATCTCTATATGACTGGGCAATTATCCCATTGTTTTCTGAAGATGAGAAAGGTTCACGTACATAGATTCTAAAAACCTTTTATAACGCATGTAATTTCATAGAGAAATTAGATTTACCTGTTACTCTTGCGCGAATAACTACTGAATGGTTAATATCCGGAGTATATTATGGTATTTTAAGGACAACTGGCAATAAAGTTACCATACAAGATTTACCTATTGAGTATTGCCGTAGCCGTTTTAAGGATTTCAATAATTTAAACATTCTCGAATTTAATTTACGTTATTTCGAGCAAATTCGTGATGAAGTAATGCGCGAGGAAGCTATATCAACCTTCCCGCAAATCGTTCAGAAAGCATGGAAGTTGTATATTGCACATAAGCGCAAAGAAGGTGAATGGGTCGCAATTCCTCCAACTGAAGGAGGGATAAGTTTTAGTTTTGTTAATGACCCGATTCCTGCACTTATTGCCGCGTTACCAGAACTAAAAAAGTTAGACGATGCAACTAAACGAGAAGGCAAACGTGATGAAAATGAGCTATATAAATTATTAATTTAGCGCATGCCTATTGATAGCAATGGAGAGTTAGTATTTTAGCTAGATGAGGTCGCTGAAATCCATTCTTCAGTTGCTGAAATGTTGGCAGATACTGACACTGTTGATGTTTTGACCACTTTTGGTGAGACAAGTCTAGAAAGTTTACAAGATTCTTCTGCCGCAACGTAGTCTAATGATCGTATGGCAAAATATAAAACTAATGCTTATGGTGCATTAGGGCGTGGAGAAATTTTATTTAATGCAACTAATAGCACTTCTTTAGGATTATAGATTAAAAAAGATGAAGCACTAATACGAGCATATTTAGACGTGTACGAAGCCTTTATTAGATTTTACCTTAATGACAATTTTATTAGAAAAGGAGTTACCTTTTCTTTCTAGATTTTGCCAACCACTGTATTTAACCGTAATGAAATACAGACTAGCTATTTCCGTGGAGCACAGTATGGTTATTCTAAAATGCTTGCTGGTGTTTCCATGGGAGTATCTTAGATGGAGCAATTAAGTTTGATGCACCTAGAGAATGAATTTTTGGAAATGTCTGCAAAGATGGTTCCTCTTCAATCTTCATATACTACTTCTGGCACGGCAGTATCTGAAGAAGAAAAAACTCAATCTTCGGTGAAAAAAACATCAACTACATAGACAATAAATGACATAACTAATACAGGGGGACGTCCTGAGCTTCCTGACGATCAAAAATCGGAAAAAACTCAGGCTAATATTGAAGCTATTTAGTAAGGGGGTGAAGAAAAATGGAAAAGAAAATTCCGGTATATTTTGATGGAGCTATTCTTTCTTCTCCTCTTGAATAGATTACCCCAAATATTGGGCGGGCAAAAGTTAGAGTATTTACAAAATATGGAAATCGCAATGGTTCTTATATAACCGACGCAGTAGCTGAATAGCTTATAAAAAGTGCAATTAACGCGCCAGTCATCGGGTTCTTTGATCCTAGCACTCAGTAGTGGGCATCACATACGGGCCCAACATTAGCGAGTGCCTATGGCTTTATTGAGTCATTTGTGGGTTGGGAGCCATATGAGGACACAGATGGCGTAAGCCGTGACTATGCAGTTTTCACTACTGTATTATTTACTAAATATTTTGATGAAGCTAATAAAATTATTGGTCAAAATCAAAGTATGGAGTTAGATATCAACACCATTACTGGTGATTGGGCAGATATTGATGGCCAAGAATATTTTGTATATACTACGGCAGAGATTCTAGGATGCTGTGTTATTGGTAATCACGAACCGTGTTTCTCTGTTTCGACTTTCTTTGCCCTGAACGATCAAGAATATAAAACATAGTATGATAAATTTTCTGCCTTATGTGCTTCTATGGCAGAAGAGTTGAAAAATAACATGCTAAAAGGAGGGGAAGCGACAATGGACGAGCTTGAAAAGACCACTCCCGTAGAAGAGCAAAATGACGTGGAGCCTAGCGTGGAATATGAGGCTCCTGTTGATACAGATAAAGTTGATGATGAGCCTTCTGTGGAAGAGGAAAAAGATGAAGTAAATAATTTTGAGGTCGCTCTGAATGAATTGCAGGCTAAGTTTGATGAACTTACTGCTAATTATCAAACTCTAGAAAATAATTATAAT